CATTTAACGCACCAGCGGGCTCCGTAGAGCCTCCTAGAGGCCTTTTAAAACTGATCTCTTCCCCCATCCCAGTCGTCGGATCCATATAGGATTTATCGAGTGCTTTATTCTGCTGCATGACCTGAGGATCGAGTACCATTTTCTCATCTCCTGGGTCTGTCCCTGGGATGATTTCTGGGTTCTCTTCCTTCGTGATAATCACACGTTTGAGTCCGGCAGTTGCGCCAGATCCAACCATGGCCTCAAAGTGATTGTCAAAATACTCGCCGTCAGAAGTCCCAATCGGCATTAGTCAGCGCCTCTGCTTGCCCGGAAGGCATCCTCAATCCTCATCTTGTTAGACTTGGAAGAAGCTTGGACAGCTTCGATAGCCTTCTGTGGGAGGTTATCTCCATGTAGTTTATCGTTGGGAGAGTAGCCGAGGTCCATCAGCATCTGGAATAGATAGCTGTTAACGTCAGAACCTTCCTTCTTTCTCATATATGATAGGTTTTTCAGACCTTTATTGAGATCATCGACGGTTGCTTGAGTGATACGAACATTAGCAACGTCAGCAGGGAGAGCATTAGGAGGGACACTTGGATCAATCTTTCTACTCTTTTCTACAGCAGGGCCAGCGAGACTGAACTGATTGAAGTCAGAGTCCCACACGAGCTTGGTATCTTTCATACCTGCAGTCTGCCAGTTAATCTTTCTGTCAAGGTCTTTCACATTCTCGCCGAAGAGAGTTTTGAAAGACATCTCCTGCCAGTCTTTGTGCATCTGCCAAGATTTTTGATCTCTAAGATCCCAGATAGAGTCGACGATCTTTGGTTCAGTCAGCGTATCGTAGACAGCATTCCTACCCTTATGTAGAATCCCTCTGTCATCGTAGAAGTCCTTACCGAAGAACTCCAGTATCTTAGCATTCTTATTAGGATCAAAGGTATACTTGACTACTTCCTTAGCTACGTCAGTCTTACCTTCTTCTCTAGCACGCACAATAAGCTTAACGTTATCTACTAGATTGTCATAGATTTTATCAGGAGCCTTAACGCCACCGTTCTTAGCAGTCTGGGCTGCTACCAGATCAGCGTACATACTCTTCACTACTCCATCCTGACGGACATCGTCGGGAAGACTGGCTCTGAACATGCTGTCGTTATAGAAGGACTGTAGTTGTTGTAGACCGCCCTTGGACATACCGAGGCTGTCCATGTAGTTAGTCCAGTTAGGACCGAGATAGTCTTGAGCAACCTTACTGCGACGGAACCATTCACCCAACGGAGAGGTATTGACTTGTAGGTTGGTCTGATCTTGCATGGCGGTTTCACGACGCTTGGCTTCGCCTAGGCTTCCCCATTTGTCGTTAGTGATATTATCGATAGCACGATCCATATACCCAAGCTTGTCATCTCGGATAGCTTGCACTGCCTTAGGATCTCTAATACGTTGAGAATATCCATCCTTGTCAGCAACTCTCTGTAGATCATCAGCGGCCTGGCCTCTAGCAGCAACTAGACTGGACAGAAGCAGAGCTTTCTGGTCCTCTTTGAGAGTGATCTTTCCAGTCATGCTGTCATCAATCAACTTCTTCATAGTCTGAGGGGCTGTCAATCCGGGGATATCTAGGACTGGGTTGAGATGCTTATCTATGATCTGCTGAGCACGAACTTCATACTGTCCAGCCGCTTTAGTAGCATCGGCAGCCTGATCTCCCTTGCCTTCCTCATTCTCTACTTTCCATCTCTCATGCCTAGCCTTCTCTTCCTCTGCTTTGAAGACAGCTTTAGTCAGACCGGCCATGCCATTAGGCAAACCTTGCTGAGTAGCAAGCCACCACTTCTGAACTTCAGCATCTCCCATATTCGCAGCAGCCTTGGTAAGGATCTGCTTCTGGAAGACATCTTGACCGGTACTAGCCCGATTAATGTCCGACAGTAGATTGTCCATATAAGCGTTAGCTGGATTCTTACCAGAGATACGAGCGATCTGTTGATCAATGAAGTCTCTGTGTCCGGGGTATTCTGCACGTAGTTGTTTGGTTAGTGCGTAGAGGTTGGCTGTATACAGCGTATCGTTAGCAGAGCCACGTTGAGCTTTAGCCAGAGCAATGTTCTGTGCACGGTCTAGACCTGACTGAAGATCATCAGGGATATCTGAGTTAGCTTCTTTGGTTAGAGTGCCCTTGAAGCCAGCAGTCTGTACCGCTCCCTGTGCAGGAGGAGTCCCTGTAATTTGATTAGACCGTATGTCTTGGTAAGCTAGGATAGACGTATCGCGTAGCGCATCCACACCAGCGGAGACCTTATCCTTAAGGAAGTCCTCCATGGTATCTTCAGCTATCTTGACTCCACTCTCAAGGGACTGGCCTAGAGTCTGAAGAAGCATTCCTGCACTCTTGTCTGACTCAGGTTGGGAGATTGGTCTAGATGTGTTAGTCCAATCTGGAGTTTTAATATCTGGTGTTTGTGGATTAAAAATAGCCATTATTGGTTCCTGTAATCACGGAGTGCATTTCGTCTAGTGACTGCATCCATTCTTGTTGCTTGTTCACCATACGGCACATTCTTGGTAGCCCAGTTCCACTGACTGGTGACAGTCTGTGCTTCGTAGTTACGACTTGCGTTAGCAAAGATCTGGCTACGACGATCGACGGGGATGCCTGCAGCGATCATACGCGCACGGGCATTAGTGAAGTATGTAGTTGCGGTTTCATAATCTTTATCTCGAGTAGCATCCAACCCACGACGGTAGTCTCGGATGATCTCTTTCTCCGCTTTCTTCTGAGCGTTCTTCTCAGCTTCAGCGATATTGCGCATGCTCATCACGTCTAGCTGATCTTGACTTTTGATACCTGTTATGGTTCGGAAGAGAGCATCCTTTGCTGACACATCCTCAATGTAGTTTTCACTCTTATTCAACCATCGGCCGGTATGCATGGCATAGATGAAACGGGAGGCTGCATCGTAGGATGCGACTTCTGAAAGGATAGAGTTAAGATGAGCAGGAGTAATCTTGAACGTATTGCCTTCCTCATCTTCAGTAACCATCTGTCTGGCAAACTGCCAGAAGGGATCTGTAATCTTACCCATCGTAGAGAGAATGGTATCGACACCAGCACCGCCTAGGAGGGCCCAGACAGTCTTATCGGATCTCATAGACTCTCTGAAGAATGTCATACCTTGAGTACCCCAACGTCCTTGGACGTCGTATTGAGTACCTTTCTTATAATCGAAGTCTCCGGAGATCATAGCCATTGACCAACTGGTGAAACCATTCATGATGGCATCGGCGAGTTGGTTGTCGCCGGGAACATACCCCTTGTTGAGGGCTGCCTCCCGGATAGAGTCCGCGAACGGATAGCCAGTAACGCCAAGTGCACCAGGGACGCCATACAGGGCTGAGTACATGCCTAACAGCCTCGCTCTAGCCATGACACGCTCAGGGGTCGTCCCACCTAGTCGTTTACCAAGGAAGAGCTCTGCCATGCGCACCTGATAACTCAGGAACTGCATGGGGAGAGAGAAGATGCTGGAGTTTAGTGCACTGGCGGAGGCTCTGGACATGTTAACAGTGAACAGGTCAGCCCGAGCAAGAATGCCAGCAACATCATCGTTAGTAAGTATTTTATTAGGGTTGGCATGTCGGAACTCCCGGAATGCTGTATACCATGCACCTAGACGTGTAGCTTTCTCACCTTCTCTGAAGAAGACTTGACCAGCGTCTAGGAAGTTATTGAACTCGTTTTTGACGAACCGATGTTGCATCTGATCGTCAGCCAGTTGATACTCGCCCCCGACATGTTCGAAGCCAGTTCGTTCAAGTACCTTGTTAGCTTCTATGAACTCACCGGGCTTAGCCTTACTACCAAACATGTTCAGCTTAGAATAATAGTCATCAAACTTATTCATGAAGGCTTCAGACTTGTTAATCCTACTCCACTCATGGAGCATAGTACCGAAGGTACCTGCAGCAGAGTGGCGTCCGCCTAGCGCCCATATGTTGGCGAAGGTTTGAGCCTGTACCAAGAACTGGGCAGGAGAAAAGAGCCCTAGTTTCGCGTTGAAAGCGAGAGATCTAATTCCGGAGATAGGATCTTGCCACTTTCCTAGGGCCCATAGAGGAACAATGGTAACCGCCTTAGTAAGGAGATTACGACTTTCCTCGGGACCGAACTTGGTATAGAAAGCATCAGTCAATGTTTGAGTCATACCGTGGATGTAGGTCTCAGCTACATTAGGTCTACCCATAAACTGGTCTATCTTAAACTTGTTAGACAGGAGATTAGATACGACTGCTCTGTCTGTAGCAGACTTGAACTCCCCAGCATTAGCTGTGTGGAAGTAGTAGAAAGGAGCAGACCTTACTTCACTCTCACTAGCCTTCATGTGAGGGATAGCCTCAGCCAGCCAGTGCTCCACAGCATGGATCTTGTAGTCATCCATGAATGTACTGTTGATAGCTCGATTGAGAGCTTTATTTAGACTTGGGATTGGATCGACGTACTTAGCCTGCTCTAGCTTGTAGATAGGGTTTCCTTGGGTTCCAACGTCGGTGAGGGTATGTTGAATTTCACTGTCCCTCGCTTGGTTGTAGGCAACTTGGAATTGTTTCGCATCTGAGCCCGATCTTGTGCCGTCCTGGAAAAGGTCTTTACCGATCCTAGTCTCGAGGGATTTGTCGATGTCGTATATCTTTTTATTTCTGGGGACCAGATAGAAAGGTTCATCCCAGTCAATGTACGGTCTAGATACCTTCTTTCCATTACTAATCCTGTCTTTGTCATACCAAGATGACATCTTATCCCAGTCAATTCCGAGGGAACGGGAGAGAGCTTTAGCTTCCTCTATACGATTTTCCCTCATGAACATATTCATCTGGTTCATCTTCTCGACGACATCCTTACCCATAACTCTATTAGCCATAGGCATTAGCGTCTTATCGCCAGTATAAATCTTCTTAAATACTTTACGTTTGTCTGAAGCAGCATCTCCAGCGAACTCGTGGAAGATATCGGCTTGCTTTACGTAGTACTCTGCATCAATGTCATAGTGACCACCACCACGTCGATTGACATGGTTGATGCCGAGAGGTTTAGTCTCTACGTCAGAAGTAAGCACATAACGAACACGGTTACTGCCAGCAACATCAGAGAAACCTGAAAGAGGGTTGGAGTCGGGATCATAAATACGGATTACCTTAGCTTTACCTGTACTGACATCTTCCTTCATCTTCTTGAGTAGTTTGGGAGAAATGTCGTTCGCACCTAGATTGTATAGACGCTCATCGCCTTGATGGCCTCCCATCACTAGGATCTGTCCACCGCCTTGAGGGAATTCCCTCTGCCAGATACCATCGAAGTCTCCTGAAGAGATACGGGTGCCATCCTTAGCAAGCATGAAGATAGCATGCTGCTCTGTACCTAGGCGGGCACGGTTACGGAACTCAGCGATTTCGGACAGGACACGGTTAGCTTCCAGTAGCTTGACGTGAGCGAAGTAAGCTTTGATCTCGTCTAGATTGGCTGTTCTACCAAACCAGCGTTGATAGTGATCTTGGATCTCACCAGGAGTCTTGAAGAAATAACCTAGCTCTCCAGTCTTTTTATCTACAGCAGTCTTAGCAAAGTTCAACGTAGAGTTGAACTGCTCAAACTTCTCCTTGCTGGTAAACTTATATGGCCAAGTCCAAGGCTTATACCAAGTGGCAGGATTAGCTAACTTCTCAAGGTCCTTAGCTTCCTCAGCCGCCCACTTCTTCATCTCATTCTGAGTGTATGTAGCGATCTTACGTTGAAGGGATTCATTGTAGGCGAGAGTATCGTCTGAACCGCGTATCCAACCTAGGGCAGCGTTCTTCCAGCTTTGGAAGCCTTCCAGAGAAGCAGAGGATCGGGTTTCCTTGCCATTGAGGAGGTACATGCGAACTGCATCATCTGTTTCCTTATAGGGACGGACGATTGTATATTTGTAGCCTAGTCCTTGCTGTTCGATGACTGGCTCAGACATAACCACCTTCTTATTGATAGCCTCTAGCTCAGCCTTGTAGCGAGCTTGGACGGTCTCAAAGATGGATAGATCTTTCTTAGCCTTCTCAATGTCAGCATCTCGACGAGGACCAATGAAGGTTGATCGACGATCAGCGTAGTTCTTAATCTTATCTATTGTAGCTTGTAGCTCAGGGATAGACTTCTCAAGCCTAACCTTGTTGGCTAGATCAGTCTTAGTGCCTGTCAGTTTGGCAGGTACACGTTCTACTTCACCAGTAGCGCTCTGGATACGAGGATCCGCCCATCCACGCATCTTAGCGTAGTTATAGGCAGTCTCAGGATCAGAGAATAGACGACCTTCAGCATTACCAAACGTATCTGCGATGTGGTAGGTGTTGGTCTCAGGCATGTGAATAGGAGAAGATCTGTCTAGCAGCTTCTCATTGGGATACTGGCTTTGACCTAATGCTTGATAAGCCTTGATAGCTTCTTCATTCTTAAGAGGTTCTGGAGTACGGCTGACCTTCAATAGGCTCAATATTTTCTCGTAGAAGCTGTCCCCGCTCCTGTAGAATGAATCTTTCAGATCGGTTAGTTCAGAACGTGATAGGTTTCCGGGATTACTATCGAGTAAATCACCGTCAAGACGCCAATTACTAGTAAGACTTTCCTTGATATCTTGGACAGGATCAAGCTTGCCAGACATAGCTTTCTCGACATGATCGGCTGCACGAGTGACTGCAGCTCCCTTAATGTCTCCTGCGCCTTCCTGAAGGGCAGCCTTTACAGGTACATCTCCGTCAGCCTTAGCAGCTGCAGCGACGATATCCTTGAATGCTTTCTGGGTACGGTTGTTCACTTCGATCTTACGAAGCAAACTCTTGCTCATGTTTCCTACTCCAGCGTAATCAAGCGGAGCAAGTATTGTAAAGGTATTCTGAAGGACTCGATCACTACTTCCCAGCCCAATAATATAATCAACGAATTGACTAGCAAGAGCAGGATTATCACGACGAAGTTGTTTGACGGTTTCTGGAAGAACCTTCCTATACTGTTCAGTAGGGAGGTTAAAGATCGCATCAGCCTGCGCTTTCATATTATCGCCGAGAAGAAGTCCACCAGAAATGGGGCCTACACTGGGGTATAGCCCACGCAGCTTCCATTCATTGTATGGCTGGAACATCGTCTTGCCTTGGTCAGCAAGCCAGCCCGGCCAAGACTGAGCCTTGACTTCATTATCAATATCTTGCTTGAGAGTCTTAGCTATCTCGAGATGAGTGACTAGACGAGACGTACCTTCTTGCGCAGCTTTTAACTGCTCAGGAGTCTCCCGTACGGCATCGTCTAGTACTGTTTGTTTCATATATCCTGCAGCTGTATTGGCAGCAGAGATAAACTTCTGGCTATAAGCCTTCTCAATTACATCCTTAGGATCAGCCTTACCATTCTCAGGGTTGAAAGGATCAACTAGTTTGAGGGCTTCTTCGTAAGTGAGAGGACCGCCTTTGGCATTCCTAGCGTCAATCAGTTTCTGATCTAGCTTCTGACCTAACCTGTAGTTAAGATCTGATGCAGCACGCTGACGGAACTCTTCCTCACGTCCAGACTGGATCATATTCCTTATCTCACCAGCAGGCATGTTAGTTGCTTCAGACAAGCCAAGGTCTGCCTTCTCTGAACGCTTGGCAGCGACAACAGGAGAAGGAGGTAGAGTAGGAGCAGTATCGTCTGTCAGGTATACCGGCATCTCATTGGCGTCCATAGAGGTGGCGCCATAAGTAACCGGGGAGTTAAAGTTCGTTTCCATTAGACGTAAGGTCCTGCAAAGCCTGTTCCAATTTTACCAATCCCTGCTGTGAGATCTTTACCGAAGGCTCCTACGGTAGGTCCGATCTTCATAAGAGACCCGCCTAGAGAAGCTAGTCCTTGGTACTGAGCTTGCTCACCACCCAACTTAGCCAACTCTATTTTGTGTCCTGAGATATCGTTGTTAATACCGAAGATGTTGCTTTGGATCTGGCTGGCTTGATTGATACCAGACAGGTTGAAGAGACCTTCGTCAGTGTTCTGAGCGAGAGCTCCTTGTAGACCAGAACCTAGAGAAGCACCTTGAGAGACAGCCGCTGCTGTACCCATCGCACGAGCTCGTTGAGCATTCCGAAGTGTCTGCATCTGCATTCGTCTAGCTTCTAGTTGCTGTTGGGCTTGCTTCTGTTCGTTTATCTTCTGTTCGTCAGCAGCTATAGCCATGCTCTGCTGAGCTTGTTGTTTGGATATCTTGGCGGATTCCATTCCTCCAAAGAGCTGTAACCCAAACCCAACAACTGAAAGACCGGCTGAAATAGGATCCATTATGTACCTTGATTTACTGTATCGACAGCAGACCATCCTTGAATGTCAAACGGCATTCCATCTGCAGAGATTACCTTGAACTGTAGAGCATATCCATGCCCTCTTATCTTATGACGTCTGAGTATAGTATCGTGCCTGATTAAGCCATTCGTAACGAGTTGGATATTGCTCCAACGATTGGAGTTACGATCATTGGCATAATCCCAGATACCTTGTATCTTATATGCATTAGCTCTGCCATTCATTCGAGAGAAGACCTGAACATACTGAGGCTGAGAGCGGCGTATACCCTGTCCTCTAATCTTATATCCAGTTACGAAGAAGCTTTCATAGTTAGACGCTCCAGCAGAGGAGGATGCCCAGTCTACATAGTCCTCATCGTGTTCATCGGCAAAGGTTATATTGCCTGCTTCCGAGCATAAGTATTTGTACGATGGGGGTGGAGACTGAGCACTTCCTGGATAAGTCAGGTAGAGTACCCCGTTTAACTTAGGACCGCCTGAGAAAGAATAAGGGAAGAATGCTTTGTTATAAGTGTTGTAATTAAGTATCTTATCGAACTGATACCTATTAGTTACACTGTCTCCGTCTGACTCACTCTTGAATAGCCATTGGATTGTGTACTCAATAGGATTGTACACACCTCTGGCGTATCTCTTAGCTTCTATTGGTATTTCGTCATAGTACGAGGCGATAGTACTGACTGTAATAGACTCTACTTGTAATCCTCCGCCTTGAGCAGGAGAGACTGAGTAGATACCTTCTTCATTCCAGAAGTAAGGAAGTCCATTGACATCTACCATAGACGTTCCAGATATGCTTTGAATAGAAGAGATCTTAGTGATGGTGTAGTCGTTAGCTGTGAACCCTATCCCTTGACTACCAGTTATGAACCATATGCCATTGGCTGCGAACACAAGCAGACCATTCTGTATTGGGAATAGTTTGTATATGGCTCCAGCATCTTGGATTGTTATGACACCTCCATCGGTGGGAAGCAGATCAAACAATGTCTCAGACGTGGGGTCATTCAATTGATGACACATACCAAACTGCTCAGGTCCTGTGACTATCTGAGAGAAGTAGATGTTCTCAGTCCAAGTGTAAAAATCTGTCGTAGTACTCTTTTGAGCTGACGCATCTACCCCGGCGTACCACACTCGTCCTTGAAACCATGTTCCTGTCCTAGGACGTAAGCTAGTAGACACAGTATTCATACCAGACACAGTAGATATGGTAGAGCGATCTAAGTTGAAAGCATTCATAATGAAATGACCACGAGGGGCATTTCCGGTGTTGACGGTAACCTGATTGAGCGTAGTAAGAGGATCAAAGGTATTGGAAGAGTTCTTAAAGAACCACCATACGTCTGAATTGCTGGGGTAATTAGAGAGAGCTGCTGCCCATGTGTTGATGTAGCCCTTATTGTAGGGAACAATCTTATATGGTCCTAATTGCAGACCTCTGGCCATAAGCAAGTCTGAAGTTATGCTTATCCCCATCGTATTACTTACGTATGAAGATAGGATACCTCCCATCACACCTGTTCCTGCAGGTATAAGACCAGCACCAGTAAAGATATCCCTTGTAGTATAAATGCCTACAGTATCTCCGATAGTAGTGCCGGGTATACCTGCGGGGACTGTAAAGGATGCACCACCGGGAGCAGCTACTACGGCAGGACCGGAGCCACTCGATATAGCAACCCAAGGGGAACCTTGCGTCCAGCCTTGGTTGATTAGGTTATACAAATGTTGGTTGGTAAGACTTGTAGGTCTGTCTGTGACAGCCACACCAGGTTCAAGGACTCCTGTAAAGTCTCTGATATTGACGGTAATGATGTTGGCTGTAATAGTACCGCCAGAGTAAGAACAGAAGAAAGGTTGACACCTGGGATGGTATACAAACAAGTATCCATTGCCACTTGAGAACTGGCACTCTTCTAAGGAAGGATCAGGAGTTACTCCTGTCTGGAACTGGGTCATATCTACAGTAGAAGACAGTCTGTTGAGAGACAGGCTGGTAGATATAATTACGTTAGAAGATGCATAAAACAGAAGGGTCATTCCATTCTGGACGACTACCACTTGAGACGAACCGTCTCCTCCTGCGTTATTCCATCTATAAGTATTGACAGCCTTGTTGGTAAGGGACTGAGAGAAGAGGGAGAAGTTATCTTCGAAGTCAACACCTAACCGACGTGTTACATCGCCGAGTAGGCTGTATGCACTATTGTCTGTGTCAGTAGCAGCGTTCTCGGGGAAGTTAAGGGCAGTAGCTTCGGTGATTAGACCCTTAGTAAAGTTGTTCTCTACTGCGGTAGTTATCTGTTGAGGCATTAGTCTTTCACTTGCGTAATTCTAACATTACGTTTTAGAAAGTAACCTTCAGCGTGTTTAAGTCCAGCTTTGAAGGAAGTAAACTTACCAGTCAAACCCTGAGGAAGTAATCCGTTGTTGGTGTACTGAAAGGACCAAAGACAAGTCTCTGGGTCCATCTTTAGGTAAAGGTTTTGTTCTCCAGTAAACAACCGAGTATCAGGAGTAAGTCCTGAAGAAAGAGCTGGCTTACCTTCAATAGGTTCCAGCTTGAGTATACGGTCGTTAGCTTTAAGATTGCTCATTGCGCTGAAGCTCATTAGAATCTATCCCATCCACGGTCTTTGAAGAGTCTTGTTTGATTTTGTGATCGTCTGCCAAAGTCAGGCAGAGCATCGAATGCAGTAGGTCTTTCTACCTTCGCTTTTCTTTTCTGAACTGAACTCCATTGTCGTTTAGCAAACTGTTCTGCCTTAGGGTGTGCGCTTTGCTTTAGCTCGAAGAAGGCTAGTGATTTAGCTTCATTGAGCAGGAGAGGAACTTGTTCATCATCCAGATTGGGAGTGAAGTTATCTTCATTAGACCAGACAGGAGCAACTTCTCCGTAAGCTATTACTTTGCTAGACTGAAGAGTATCGTCTACTGCACTATCGAAGCTATCGAAGATTACATAGTAGTTACTAATAGTAGTACAAAACTGAGGCTGTTTATCATTCCTATAGTAGAATGTATAAGTACCTGGATAATTATTCTTACTATTGGTAAAGGTAAAGGATTCTACATTATCATTGTTAGGGTTCATAGTATTGACCATATCAATGAACTGTTGATTACCTAACATGGTTACATACGTATACCCGGGAGCAGCGCCAGGTTCTCCCGGAGTAGACGATAGATCCACATTCAAATCGTGAATGAAGTCTGTCTGATCTGCATTAGGAAGATTGTTGCTATCGAAGTACTTAATCCACTCTAGTTTGTTTACTCCAGAGGGAATATACATTAGGACTGGAGTAGAGGGGTCTAGAGAAGGATCGAGAGTTATCAGCTGCGTATGGGCAGGTAGAGCCGTCCTAGATAGAATATTGAAGTAAGTAGTCTTGAGAATATCTAAGACTTGGAGAGACTCAGTCGTATCTGAAACAGAGTTGACTTCGTCTGAACCTAAAGAGCTTAGAATAGACTGTACATACTGTAGGTTTGTTAATTTCATTTACGGTTCCACATGTTGAGACCGATGTTACCCAGAAGAAAGACAAGAACTGCATAAGGCAGATATGGGACGCTGGTCCTGTCGAAAGAGGCAGTATGCCACATATACTCTTTCCAGACAGTTTCAGCTATGATGGTGTCCCAAGTTACCAGCATAAACCAGACGGCTACAGGAAAGATCATCATATCTCTGGCGATCCTGAGAGCGATATCGTCTTGAGTAGTCCTGATAATTTCAGAAGATACCTTGGCTTCCTCTATGTCAGAGGCTCTTGTAACTTTAATTTTCTCAACATCAGTGTCCATCTTTTTAGTGAATAGACCAATAATGCCTTGAATGATAGGTCCTACAATAGGAAGCCAAGCTAACATTAGGTTACATCCCCAGCCTTACGACCGTGGGCAATGTATGAGACGAGAGCAACACCTGCGAAAGCCATAGGAACCCAGTTGGGTACGTGCATGCGATCCATGTATGCAGCAACACTGGAGTCGTTGCCCCATGCAGCAAGCTGCACGAAGACGCTGGTAACTAAAGCAGGGACACCATAGATGAAGGTAACGACACGGGTCCAAGAAGGACGCCATATGTTCTCCACCCACCACTTGTGAGTAGGAGATATTAGATAGTCTTTAATCCACTGCATTGTTGTTCCTGATTTCGTGTACGACAGACCAGATGATGCCTGCAATACCAACTGCGATTACGGCAGTCATAATGGGGTGAGTATGAATGTGTTCCCACATCGCTGCGATGAAACCACCGCCAGCCAGCATACCTGCAGCGGGACCTGAGACATTGTCAGGGGTCTTAGTGACCACCACGGCGGGCTTAGATAGACCAAGGCTATCCTTACGAACACGGGCAACTCGAGAAGTCCATCCTCGAAGGAACTTCTGATCCTTAGGACGACGGACGGCTAGATTGTTGAGGAAGGCTTGACGCTCATCGTTGATCTTATTGATCAGAACGTTAGGGTCTTTCTCATCCTTAAACTGATTGTAGATCTTCTTCGCACGAGCTACACCGGAGTTAACTCCATAGTCGAAGACAGTATAGTCGACACCAGACGGAAGGTTATCTCCGTCGACAGTATCCCAATACTTCTTCTTGTAGATAGCGATAGCTTGATCTTTCGTCATAGTCTTGACGGGGATAGAAGTCTCACGCTGGGTAATACCGAAGTTGGTTTCACCACCGCTATCGGCGGGGTCATTAGTATAACCGCCTTCCGATTTAAGAACTTCTCTAATGCAAAAGTCGTAGTTTTGTTTCATATGATTTGCCTACTAGAGGGGATTGAAGGGTCGAAGAAATTCCAAGCAATCTGCACGGTACTCCCCTTAGAGATACCTGCCCCTCCTGATTTGATTGCCTTTACATAATTGGAGAAGATGAAAGCGTCTGTCGATGCTACATAGATACCATAGTACTGGCCGCCTTCTCCGGGACCACCTAGGATATTATGCTGGAGGTAATGCCTGCTACCATTTGCTGAGCGAATACCTGCATTGGTTGAGTTAGCACCGTTATTACAAATCCAACTGTCAGTGACGCTGATATCTGTAGGAGCTGACAGAGAGCCTCCGATGTAAACACCGTCGCTCATGTTGCCCCACACACGACTACGCTCTAGATTACAGTTAGTAGTGTAATCACCAAAGCATACTCCATTGCTGAACCCAATCATATCTACGTCGCGTACGGTAGCTCCGTCGATATAGTTAACCATCACACCGTGGGATGTTCCTGAGAAGTTTCCTTCTGCATGGATGTCATCAACTATAATGTTGGAGTGGTAGATAGGATTAAGAGTAGGAGTGTATCCAGACTCACGAAAAATGTTATCTGCAAAGGCGTCAACATGGATAGCTTCTCCGGAGTTAGTATTGTCTATCTTACCATTGGTAATCGAGGTTCCCATAAACGCACGACGCTGAGGAGAGCCAGCTTGTGCAAACTCATAACCGTAGTCACCACCGTAGTGGGCTACACCGATAGCTCGGCTGCCTGCGATACGGAAGTTACGTACAGTGATATTGTCAGTACCAGACAACCTGATGGGTATCGAGGTTGAGTTGCTCATGTCTCCAATAGAGACACTTTCGATTAGGATGTTACTTGGATTAACTGTATAGAAGGTGCCAGCAGACCATGCAGTCTTATTAGCTGGGATAGTACCTAGGGTACCAACCGTCCCCCAATCGCAGTTTATACAACCAAAGGCATAAGCATTACTTGGGAAGCGGACATCTCGAATTATTCCAGAGACGCCTCCTACACATGAAATGTGAAGACCATTAGGTTTAATGGTAGATAGAGTTACACCTTCCACACTCCAGCCAGTGGCTGTGATGAAAGGACCTAAGCTAGAGACACTCGTTACTTCACCGTAGCAGGCACCAATGCTGATTACAGATTGTATAATACCTTGTAGACTATCCACATTTGATATGGCAGTTACGTTGATGTTACCGTGCCCGCAAATGTGAGAGTTACTCTGAAGCCGGATGCCATAAGCATTACCAGCGATCTCTAGATTGATTGTAGCGTTGCTTGTGTCTAGAGTTGTATTCGCAGGAATAACCAGACCTAAGTTAGGAGTGGTCATCCAGTTAATAACAATCCTATACGTCTTGCCTTCTGTTAGTCTTACCGTCTGTCCGCTATTAAGAGCGGATTGCATAGCAGCGTAGTCATCGGTAGTACCGTTGCCTACTGCTCCATATGCCTCGGGGGTAACCATTAACGAGCCCTTCTTGCACGGATGATACCGTACATACTGAGAGTGGAGACTGTGAACGTTGTCAATGCAACCAGATGGATAGTAGTGGTGCTAGACAAGCTGAAACGAAGAGAGGGAATAACTACGGAGGATGTAGCACCGTTACCGGGGACGTTAGCCGCAGAGATGAGGTTTACAAATCTACCTGCTGTAGCATCCAGAGTATTCAAGGTTGTAGAGAGAGATGCTCCCATCGCCGTCACGCTAGTGCTGGCAGGGAAGAGATACTGAAGAACAGCGTCGACATCCCAATCACCTGCGGTGAGAGAGATCGTAGTCAAGTCCTTAGCAGTATTGCTCAGTACAGAGATAGCAGAGCCAGAAGCGATTACACTTTCGATATACTCGCCTTTGTTACCTGCTGTAGCATTGCCAGTTGTAGGTTCACCTGGGTACTGACCAGCAGAGACAGTAACACCACTTACCTGCAGGACATTGCCTGTGGCAGTGCTGTTGAAGGTCTTGTTGGTGAAGGTATCTGTAGTGGCCTTACCTACAAGAGTATCAGTAGAAGTAGGTAGAGTGAGCGTTCCAGTATTAGATATCGTAGAGATTACTGGGGCAGACAGGGTAGGACCTGTAGCGAATACAAGAGCACCACCAGAGCCTGTCTCGTCTGTAACTGCAGTCCTCAGGTTAGCCGAAGAAGGAGTAGTCAGGAAGGTAGCCATGCCTGCTGCTATACCTGACAAGTTGGCTGGGGTATACCCAGTGCAGTTAGTAAGAGTACCGCTCGCAGGAGTGCCCAAGACAGGGGCAGTCATTGTAGGAGCAGTAAGAGTTTTATTAGTCAGGGTGTCAGTAGTATTACGTCCAACTAGTGTATCTACGACAGTAGGTATAGTAGCAGTATTGACTGTCGTGAACGTAGGGTTAGTTATCGTAGCGACAGTGGCAGGACTAGAACCAGTGATATTTATGTTAGTTCCTGCGACGAGGGAAGAGGACTCTGAAGTCCAGCCTACGGCATAGTCTGCGTTACTTGACTTAGTCAGGTGCTGTCCAGTAGTACCACCTGCTGGGATATTCGTAACCGTACCACCTCCAACAAAATCACTAAGATCTTGTAGACGAAGAGGTTCGTCTGCCGTGGCAGGTTCAGGAAGATTTAGTATCCTGTTGGAATCCATGTCAATGGTAGCCTGCATAGTATTAGGGGCAGTACCATCTCTGGATAGAGTGTTATCGAAAGCAGTCTGGATAGTATCACTATTATTGTTAATAGCATTTACTGCTGTATTTTCATTCTGGAGATTAGCCAGAGGTGTGAGTGTTATCTTAGACATTTTAACTTCCGTAGTATTCGTCGACTATAATCAAGCCTGCACCACCAACACCGCCTGCTGATCCGCCGACACCTGCAGAACCTGCAGAGCCAGCAGCACCAACGGCATATGAGTATGTTGCAGCAGGGCTGTATATAATGCCCTCGAGACTTCCGCCTCCGCCACCGCCAGAAGCTGCAGCGTTTCCGCTAGACATGGCAGCACCGCCACCACCGCCTCCAGTGTTGTTAACAGCAGCTCCACCTGCACCTGTTACCAGATTGTTGGTAGCACCTCCACAATACCAAGCAGAGTTTCCACCTACACCTCCGTAGACAGTCGATAGAACTTCACTGAATGAGCTTCCACCGGGCTGACCGCTTAGGTTTATATTACCTCCGGATGCAGAGCCTCCAGCACCGCCTGCGTTGGAAGTTAGATTAGCACCAGTTCCTCCTACACCTCCTGTTGCAGAGAATGTAGAGAAAGATGTAGTACCTCCAGTACCTCCTGTACCAGCGCCTGAAGTACCAGAACCACCGCCACCTCCACCGCCGCCCACCATCTTAACGATGATGTAAAGGCAGTTAGCAGGTCGGTTATAAGTTCCAGACCCAGTATTAAATACTTGACGAGTTGGTAAAGTTCTTCGAGCGGCTGTCAACTCGATGACTTTGCCTAGACTATCGATACCATTTCCAGTAGTGAATACGCCGGTCTGAGCATCAATTGAACTGACGAAAGTAGGGAGTGTAGACCAACCAGCGTCGAAGTTAGCGTTGCTGTTCTTAGAAAGAACCTGAGCAGTAGTTCCCCCCGTTGGGAGAGGATTGACAGTAATAGTACCACTGCCTGTTAGCGTTTCCAGATCAACTAATCTAGCTGGCTCGAGATTACTAACAGGAGTAGGCAGATCAAGAATTCGGTTAGAATTCATATCTATATTAGCATTCATCGAGTTAGGGTTTGTGCCGTCTCTCGATAATGTATTTTCAACGGCGGTAACTATGGCCGCAGAATTATTATTTATATTTGTTTCCGCCGTAGTAGCATCAATGATGTTTCCTACATTAGCCAGGGTTACTTTAGTCATTGTTACGCCGCGCTACCTGCAACAATCCAGGTCGTAGAACCTGTGCTGTTCATATAAAGACGAGCACCTGCACCACCGTCGATACGGATGTACATGGTACCCTGAGGAGCGGTAAACGTAGGAGCGCCAGTGCCAGCGCAGATATAAGGCTGCGAAGCCACGGGGATCGGAACGTTCGTCATCGCGTTATAAGACAGGCGGACGGCGTCTTCGACTTCCGTATTGCCTGTATTATCTAGAATAAGATTAGGAAGAGTCATATGTTTTCCTTATGAAAGAGGGGGCCGCTAGGACCCCCTAGATCAATTACTGAGTGATTGTACCAATACCACGATACTTGATACGGATCTTAGCCGTACCACCACCGGTAAACGTACCGACAGTCGTAATCGCGATATATGCAAAACCATCCGTAAAGTTGGTCGTAGTACCGATACCGGTACCAGCGCCCGACGTACCAGCAGTGTAAATGACCTTCTTACCAGCGGGGGTAATAGTGGCCAAGACTTCACCGTTGATGAAGGTGCCAGCGGCAGTGCCACCAGTACCAGTCGTCGTACGGTCAGCCCTTACAGTACCGATGCTGAAGGAAGTACCGCCAGCGGCAGCAACTTCGACGTCCATCTCGACCTGTTCAATGAACACGCCAGACGGGAACATCGTAGTGTTACCGAGAATGTACTGACCCGCAGGGACAGCGTTTGCGAAGGTGACGGTGAATTCGACTTCTCGAGTTTCACCATAGGATAGATAGTCTCCCATCGTAGTAGGAACAGCTTTCGAAGTTCCGTACTGGATGTAGAGTCCGTCATTGTTCATCCAATTTCCAGCTACCATGTTGTTACTCCTTATGCAGGCACAGCAGAGGTGCTGGTGAGGATGATGACCATATTCTCAGGCCGATACAGCTTGAAGCCGTATTCGCAGATCGTCAGGTACTCAGTCTGCTGCAGGTCCTTGTTGAACTCGCTGTAGACGGTAGGTTGCTGACGGAATGCACCAATCCAGGGACAGGTGTCACCGGGGGTTGCGCTGAAGAAATAGTTGGCCACACCATTGGTTACGGCGACGGAGTTGATAGTTTCAGTGATGCTACCGGGAAGGTAGTTGGAAACGTAGATATCAAAACCGAAGACGTTGAACCGGAACTTAAAGCCAGTCACAATACCATCACGGGCAACATCCCCCCACATTTGCTGTGGTGACATGAGGTTAACCATGTTAGCTTGCGTGGCCAAAGTGTAGGCAACGGACGGGTCAACAATCGCACACAGATTCGTCTGGGGCACGTTAGCCTTCTGAAGGGCATACTGAGCCTTGGCGAAGTCCTGAATGGTAAGGGACTGACCAGTACCACCAGCGACCCATCGGTGGCTTGCGTTGTTGATAGTGTTTAGGTTAGATGCAGTTTGTCCAGAGTTCGCAACGGCAAAGATGCGAGTTTCGACAGCTTCCATCAACGCACGATGTTGACGTGGCACGAATGCCGCGACTACGTCTTGCGCGTAGAAACTATCCCTCTTAAACTTCTCCGAGATTGCATTAGCAGAGTACTTGTACTGGTCGAACGAGAACTGGAAGTTACCAGTGTCTAGTGCGTTGTACTTGATTGCCATATTTTCATTGAAATCGGCAGTCTCAGCTTCACCAATCGAGGGGATGTTGATCGTGTAACCATCAGGGAAATCCCCGAGGATACGGACAAACTTCATTGCGTTCAACTCATCAAGAAGCAGCTCTTTGATCTGAGTCGACCAGAGCTGTGTCCTAATGAGATGCTGATTGCCTTGTGAGGTAAAACCAGCCATGAAGTTATCTCCTTAGTGGGTTTAGTCCACCGGAAGTCCGAAGTCAGCCCCTAAGGCCTGAGCGTCGGCATCCATCTGGACCGCTATTTTGGGATCCAGATACAACTTCGGATTAGTCTTCTTCATTTCCTGATAGTAAGCCCAGTTACGCACGGGTGCGGATGGAGCGAACGAACCTGGACGTTGGGTATTGCGAGGAACAGAAACATTGTTCTGCTGCTTAACATTGTCCAACTCGAAGGTTTTTATGAATACTTGTGGATGATTCTTTGCGAGATCATCTGCGAATTCACGATCTAGTCCTAGAGTATCTAAACGTTGCTTATAAGCATTCTGGTAATCGGGACCAAATTGCTCTTTAAGTTTAGCCTCGACGGTCTTGAAGTTCTCTCGCTGAGCAAGCGTACGCTGGTGTTGCGTCAACTGTTCAGTCACTCGTTGAGTGACGAGAGTATCAATGTCTTCTGGCTTAATAGCTGGTAGATTGTTTCCCTGATTGGTAAGTTGGGAATTATCGTCTCCCTGAGGCTTTGACTTTAATTGGTCAATCAAATCCTTCAGTTCGGTACCTGCTTGGTGCTGTTCTCGTAACGAAAGATAATCATTTCTTAAGTCATCAAGTCTAGCTGTGAGGGTCTTAACGTATAGGTCAGCGTTAACTTTTGCTTCGAGAAGTTCTTCCTGTGGCTTGTCTTTCCACTTGTTTAGGATTGCTTCGCGATCTTGGGCGGATGGTTGGTTATCATCCAGATTGAGGAGGCTGTCGGCCATTTGTTTCCTTGGGGTCTAAGGTAATTAGTTTGATGAAATCCTTCATAGCTTCTTTGTAGCCGTTAGCGTGTGCTTGACGGTAAGGCCAGTTAGGACTATCGTAAGATTTCGGTGAGGTCTCTTGTAGCTCAATAGAGCTTACATTCGTCTCGACAAGAGCAGTCAGGTCATCTAGGACCCACTTTACTCTCTTGAGAGATTCTTGGTATTGCTGCTTCTCTTCTTCAGATTTGCAGTGTTTAGTCCATGCACTAATCATGGCGTACCTGTTTGAGCTACGTTAGGAGACGCTACCTGACCTGCAGGAGGTTGGAAGTTACCTGATGCATCAACATCATAGTCATCTCCCATACCTGTGGCCGTTGTGGTCTCCTTAGCGAGCTGTTCTTGCATTGCTTGGATATACCGCTGCGCATCTGCCTGTTCGGCTAAAGCGACATACGGAGTGACGACGTGGTAGTCTTTGAGATCGAATATCGACTCAAGTATCTTAGCCATTACAATTCCAGAGAAGTGTGGCTGTACGGCTGGCCAGAGCCCAGACCCGGTAAGGGATGTGAGGTTCTGGACCATCTCGGCTTGTTCCGCGAAATGCCTAGCGCCCACGGCGCGAATACGCCCAATTCCGGTAATGTCATCGACAGTGAGGTTCTGGAAGGTTGTGGTTTGAAAGTCATCATTGAACACTCGGATTGAGGTTATAGAGGCCATATTCCTCTGTGCAAGCTCGAGCATAGCGTTAAGACAATCATCAAGAAAATCAGAGAACTGGAAGATCTTGTTTTGGAATAGTCTGCCTGATGCATTCTCAAGACGTTGTACTTCGTATTTGGTTTTTTCACCGGGGGATCTAATGCCCATTGCTTCACGAGGTGCGCCTGCCATTTCTTCCATAGTCTGCGCTAGCAGGCCTATCTCCGAGTTGGATTGCATGATTTGTACTTCAGGCTGGACTAATTCTACGTCACCTTCATCGGTGACAAATATCTTTTCTCCTGGCTGCCATGTGTAGTCATCGACAAAGCCTTTGATCTTCTGGACTGGATATGTAACCAGATCCCAAATATCGGCCTTCATATTCTCCACATGATCCATTCGGTACTGCATACCGACTAGATTATCCAAGGGTCCCATACCCCATAGATTGTCTTGCTTTCGTCTCCAGGGAGAATGGAAGATAGGTGGATAGCCATAAAAAGAGTCATTAGGGCGATTATTGATGAGTTTATGCCGATCCACCACAGTAATAACACGGTTACGTTGGAGTTCGTCTGCGTAGGGGTCGTACCAATCTCCGAAGAAGGTAAGTACTTCGACGGTGTCTGACATGAGATATTCTCGGAAGGAGGTGAATCCATCCATTTGATATAGTCTGTCTCGCTGGATCCAGTCGCCTTGGAATTGCTGCGCATGGAACCTAATATCTCTAAGATACTTGTAAAGGGTCTCATATTCTTCGTGGTTCTCGTCGTTGCTCATGCGGTCAAGCAGAGACTTGAGTTCTCCAGTACTGATGACACTCCGTATGATCTTGGGGGACTCTATGAAAGATTCTGAAGTAGGATTGAAAACAATATCAAGAGGAGATATACGACGAAGGGCGGGGCCAACAAAGCCCACTTGTGTTTTTGAGCTCTGTTCGACACGCATGTCCTTCCACTCGACAGTGGCAAAACAGTTGCCGAAGTCGATGTAATCTTGAATGAGTTACTCTGCCTCAGGGCGGAAAGTAGGTTGTTCAACAACCCAGCTCATGTAGTTGACGATAGCATCTCTCTTCAATAGAGAGTTACTATCGGCATTATCAGCTTCCCATTCCAGCCACTTACGTTTAGGGAAGAGAGTAGCAGTATAGTTTGCGAAGAGATTATCGCGTATTTGACACAGTTTAGGTACTGTCGTCTTATTTTTCCATGGAAGAGAAGAGTTGCTAGTTTGATCCGTATTGGTCGCATAGACATATCTACGTACTTCTTCCCATTCGTTTTTCTTTATTTGACGGCGGCCATCCCAATCCAGCCAGGTTTCGGTTATTCTACTCGCAAGAATATCTGGAGATATTACGTCAAGAAGCTCAAGTACCTTCCCGGTCACGAGACTCCTCCAAATTTATTATGGTAATGATAGGTTGGCATTGCTTCTTTTCTAATTCTGAATAAATCTAATGGCATCACCGCGAAGTCTACGGCCGACGCGAGCGCATCTTTGACGTCATCATGAGGGGGGTTGTGGAAGACAAGTTCTTCTTCAAGCGTTTGGATGTTACCTGACGGATAATGCCAGATTTGGCGATTTGCATATTTAGGTTCCAAGATGGCTAGTATCCGCTCTTCCTTGCTACCTTGCCAACGGGTTGGACGGAACTCGTCAATAACTAGACTGAGTCCGTTTCGGCGAATGTAGTTGTCTTTTAGATCTTTTACGATCACTTGCTGGGCTACGCTTACTTCGCATCTGATTTTTCTGAATCCCCATTTTTGGTAGAGTGCAAGGATATGTTTGTAGTACTCTGAGATCGTGTCTGTTTTGAATCTGTCGATTTCGAGGATGTAGTAGTCGCCTCCACCTGAGACCCCGATAACGACGATGCTAGTTGCGTCTGCTCGTTTGCCAGTGCTATAAGCGAAGTCAACTGCTGCGACGACGTTGAGTCTTTCTCTTTTGTAGAACCAATTGTAGTTTTGGTGGGTGAGGAAGTTCGGATCGTAATACTGAAAGAGATCTCTTCGTATTGGGGATGATTCTGCGTCTCTAGGGTCATTGTAGTATTGGGCCCTAAAGTGTACCTTGTTAAGGTACTGTGCTCGTTTCGTTCGCAATATGTCTTGATCAAACCCGAACCACTTTCCGTCTGAGCGTTGTTGCTTGGGCCAGAGGTATTGTCCAGTACCGTCCCCAGCCGTTTCAACTGCGTGCTCCATAACTTCAAAAAGCGGACTAGTGGATATGATATTCCCCAGTTCATCGTATTCTTCTACCTTCATGTCGAGGAGATCTGAGTACAGATCTAATGGATGGTACCTCGTACCAACAACCCATTCTTTAGCGTTAACACCTTCGACAGATGAAAGGTAACCATATTGATCTTTTACTCGTCCTCGTCCTTCTTCCGTGTATGCATTTCCCACGACAACGACATCATCAAGAACAGCAATGTCACAATGCAACCCAACGATATTACTTGTAAGACCAGCTGTAAAAATGCTAGGTTCTCTAATTGACTCCGCGCGCCTTCTAGGATCATCTAAAGATACCTCTCGTTCTGTCCATTTTTCTCTCTTAGCCTCTTCCTTGTTGACCATATCTGGCCAGTAAAGACGGTACGTATCGTCTGTAAGAATATCCTTGATAAACTTCAATTGCTTGATGGCAAGATTACTCGTAGACGAAATATACAATACCCGAAGGGTGGGATCCCGGGTTAGTTCCCATGCCACACGGTAAGCGATAAGTGCGCTCTTCATGTGGTCTCGAGGCAGAAGAAGTAACTGATGTGACTTAGCGTTACCTGATGTCCACCAACGTATTACTTCTCTGTGTATGTTACCAAGCAGTCGCTTCGGGTGTACGAGCTTGATAAACTCTTCTAAGTCAGACTCTGCCAACTTACGACGTTCAGACCTTTGGTCTAAGATCTTATGTGTGATGGCCATTATCCGACACCAAGCATCGCTATGTTATGTCGGGTTGCTCCGCCGCCTCCACCACCATTAGGTGTAAAGGCAATGGTCATGCAGACAGAAGAGTTGGCTGTATCGGGACCTGCACCCCAGTTAATAGCGCCGGTAGAACCTGTTGCACCGATGGGTTGTTTCGAGGCGACATGCATACTCGGTTCATTAACATAGGTACCGGTATCAATCAGAGTTATATCTCTGGTGTATCCAGACGGCGTGGTCTTTGCACCACCACCAACGACGGTAATAGCTGCAATGACTGTGTCAGTAGAGTTGGTAGGGGAGACAGCAGGGCAGGTTACGAAAGAGAAACTGCCATTAGGTGTGCTCGCTGGGCCAGCATCTGCAGGGCTTGCATGCGGACCATAGTTGATCATAGCCCATCC